TAACGATGGACCTACCATCATCTTATTCACAACATTCAATTTCAAACTTTCGTTTGTCCTTGATTCAGAGCACACGGGTTGCCACTAACGGTTTGCGGCTTGGCGAAGGTGGCGATTTACACCACAAATGTTGATGTGGAGAACCAAACTTTGATTAACCACAAATGTGTCTGCGGAGCACAGAACCGCCACTTTTGCCAAACCGCTGTTAGGTGCTGGCGTTCTGTCTGTCGTTGCTCTATCGTCCATTGTTTGCAGTGTCTTTGTGTGTTGGCTTGGTGGCTCTTTTGGATTTTTTAGCGTAGGTCTGAGCGTTGAAAAAAATACAAATGTGCCACCAAATGAGTTGGATAATTATCTTGCACTTGCATAATATTTCTCTCGACTTTCTTTAAATAGTCTAAGTTGTTCAACGTGCTCCTTATACAATTTATTAAGTCCATTCTTAGATGTTTTTTGGTCGGGAAATGTCAAGGAAAACGCATCTAAATCACTGGTATGGATTGCATTTTTGGGTACAACTTCCTTTATTTTTTCCAATGATTTCAAATAATAGGCCTCACTTACTTCACAAGCCGTTAAACTTAATCCCGCATTATAACACGCAATTGCAATTGTTCCACTTCCTAAATGCGTGTCTAAAATTTTGTCCCCTTTATTAGCATACATTTTTAAAAGCCATTCATAAAGTTCAACAGGTTTTTGTGTTGGGTGAATTTTATTCCTGTTCTTTCTAACGCTAAATTCAAAAATTTTTGAAGGCTTGTCTAAAGATGACCACGCCATTTCAGCCATTGAAAAATTATTTAATGTCTCAGGTTGTTTCTTGTCCCAAATTATAAAGCCTTTATTGTATTGGCTTCTTAGCCAAAGTTGACCAAAATAATTTCCGCCCCAGATGATTTGATTTTTTGAAACACGAAATAACTCATTAAAATATTCGTCATTGGGTTTTACATCCCATTGACTGTATTCGTCCATATTGAATTTATAATCTCCTCCACGTTTGGTTTTATTTAAAATTCCATATGGTGGGTCAACTATTGCAAGGTCAAAATACTTGTCGGGATACCTTGCCATTAAGTCCATATTGTTTTCTCGTGTAATTGTAATCATAGCAAGTTTTATTTTTGAGTTGCAAACCTTGAAATAGTCAAGTCTGAAATGTTTTTACTGATGTCTTTTCCAAGATTACTAACGATGATACTGTCAAAATCTTCGTAATCAATTTCTCTTACATCATTATCAATGCAGTTGTACAGATATTCCGAAAAAGTGTTTGAACGAATAATTACGATTGGGCTTGTACGAATGTCTTGAAGTACAGCAGGGACATATCGGGGCGTAACTACGATGGTATATGCTCCGCCAATTTTTTCTCGGTGTCCCGCTAGTCTTCCTGCGTTTACGCTTGAAAGTTTGTTTTTCGTTGATTTGGCTTCAACGGTAAATTTTTTCTTCCTAGTGATGTACAAACATTCCAAATCTGTGTTTCCTGCTCCACTAATTTTTTGAGCCTCTACATTGTGAAACATATTAAATCCGTCTGCCAAAGCATCTTCAAAAAGATATGCTTCTGCACCCTCGTTATTATTGGCGTATTGTTCAATAAGTTTAGGAAGATTGAGTAATTCAAATTTGATATTGTCAACAGCTTCGCCAATTTCAGATAATAGAGTTTTAGGATAGAAACTATAAATTTCTTTGATAACGTCTAGTTTCAAGCGTTCAGGGTCATTAAGCAATAGCGGCTTTTCTAAAAATGAAAACTCATTTTCTAATTGTTCAACTAGTGTTTTGAGATTGTCCGGAATTGAAACTTCGTTTCGTGTAATTTTTCTGAATGTATTTGTATTGCCGTGCTGTAATTTGGTAATAACAATACCGTCCTTTTTATTCAAGACTCCTGCACTTTCAAATAAACTTGAAACGTAGTAATCCCACTCATACGCAGAGTTTACAAATGCGTGTTTGTTTTCTTGGAATTTCTTTTCAAGTTCTTTGTCTGTGAGTTTTCGTAAATCCAGCAATTCATTTACTAATTCCTTGTATGTCGATTTCGTTGCTTCGCTCAGAAAAACAACAGAATAAGCAACTTCAAAAGCAAACAGTTTATTTGAAAGTTTTGGTTCTGAAAGAAGTTTGTAAATTAAACGAAATGGATAAAGTTGAAATTCGTTGTCTGTTCCACTGTGTGGATGTTGATATTGAACAGCCCAAAGCATTGTGAGAAATATTTTGGCAGCTTTTTCTTTATCTGATACGTGTTTTAAAAATAAATTTCCAAGTGGGCTGAACAAAAATCTATCTTGTCCGTCAACTTTGGCTTGGTAGCCAAACATATAATATGAAAGTTGATTGATTTTGTGATTTATTGCATCAAGTGGTAAATCGGGATTTCTCTCATTGTATAAGCCCAATTCACGTAGCTTTGAATTTAACAATGTTTTTTCATCCTTTGAAATTCCTGTTTTAGTGTACGACTTCAAAAATTCAGCAACTACACAAAGCTTATCAAAATCCCTTGTGTGGCGGTACAGTATCCATTTCTTACTATCAATTCTTAAAGTCATTTTATTTGTTATTTGTTTATTTGAGCAACAATATTTTTGATTAACAAAGGCGGAATACATTCGCCAATACATTTTCTGATTAATAACTCAGGAGTATTGTCGGGAATATTCCAATCTTTTGGAAGCGATGACAATAACATTAATTCTAATGGTGTTAAAACTCTAGCATCGGAGTAAATTCCATTTTTCATTTTTCTGCCAGGATGTACATTAAGTTGTGAACTAATTGCATCGTTTCTCATTGTAATTGTTGGAGCAGGTTCGTCCCATTTGATACGCCTGTATGTTGTATTATAGCTTTTGATTTTTTCTCCATTTGGTTTTACAGGAAAATACTTGTCATTTTCAAAAGCGGTTTTTCCTGTTGGCGTATGTTTCATCCACATGATGTGGCTATCTGAATGTTTTCGGGCAAAATGCCATTTAATTTTTGATCTTTGTCCAGCTTCTATGCTCGGCAAAAAGCCAATTTTATCTTCAACGGTTAAGACTTTTTTAGATTTAATTGGCTGTCCCCATATTTTTCCTTTTCTGTATAGCTTTATGATTGCTCTTGTTCTTCTTTGAGCTACACCATATTCAGCAGCATCATAAACATCTGCTTCAATATTGTATTCACTTCCAAACAAAAGATTTAAAATTTCAGTAACTTTCAAATTTTGCTTTTTGTATGGTAAAACCATTTTAAAAAATGTCGGAACATTTTCTATAAGCACGAAGTCAGGGGATTTCAGTTTTATAAAATCAATGATTTTAAAAACAAGATAATTTCTTTCATCGTTGAGCATTTGCTCAACGTTTCTGTTTTTTCCTGCAACACTCATTCCTTGGCAAGGCGGTGATGCAATTAAAAAATCTAATTTTTTGGGAGTGCTTTTTACAAGGGTTTTGAAAATTTTGTCGTCCAGTATGTTTCCAGCAACCATTTTTGAATTTGGATACAATGCTTGGTATAAGCCAGCTCTTTCCTGAACTAATTCGTTAGCGGCAACGATATTTATCCCTACTTCTTCAAAGTAAGTTTCTGCTATGCCTGCACTAGAAAATAATGATGCTCCTACCATAGTTAAAACTTGAGTGTACTTTGTTGTGTTTTTATAATTCTAAAATACTTTGCCTTTTCTTCAGCTGCTTTAAATAAGGCTTTAGTTTCTTCTTGTGGATATATTAATTCGGCAATTCTTTCACTTAAATATTCGTGTTCTAATTTTTTTAGGTCTAGATTAAAAAAAGCTGAAAGTTTAGGTAAGATTTCTTCTGGAACATTTCTCTTACCATTTTCGATTTTTGACAATGTAGATTGGTCAATATCCAATGCAGCAGCAAGTTTTGTTAAGGTCAAGCCGTTGTCCGACCTGAGTTTATGAATATACTCTCCGAATGTTTCTTTCATCATCTTGAAGTTTTTGCCTTGACAATTTTGTCAAAAATAGCAATTATAGTTGCCTTGTCAAATATTTGGCTCAAAAGTTATTCACTATGGGTGGTGGGTGGGCTTTGGGTGCGGTTGGGCAAAATTAAATGTGCTGCAAAAGCGTTGGCGTGTGTGTCGGCTTGCAGCTCTTTTAATTTTGCGAAGCGTTGGCATTTTCGTCCTTCGTTTCTGTCGGTTTGTTGTCGAGTTGTCGGTCGTCCTACGCTTGCACCTAACGATTTGCATGCAAGCGATGGGCGCGATACCGAAGCACTGAACTGCAAACC